GAAAAAACAACAACGGCGAGTTTATTTTCGTAACTTATGATGAACTTGTTGATGACACGCAAACGACACTTAAGCATATCTATGAGCATTGTGGTTGGGAATCGTTTAATCACAATCTTGATGAAATTATAAACACGCATAAAGAAAATGATGATGTCTATAATCTTGTTGGGCAGCACGATGTTCGCCCACAAATTAGTCGGCGCACAGTTGATGTTGAATTATCTGATGAATTGATTGACAAATGTAATCGTCTTGACGAATGGAGTATGTATGCAAGCCTCATTTGCTAAAGTTGAAAACGGTGTAGTTACCCGTATTGCCGTTGTTGCACGAGAGTTTTTGGAAGATAATCCTGAGCGTTATGGTGATGCGTCTTTGTGGGTTCCGATGGAGTGGGGTGTAGAAAACAAATACGGCAATGATGGTTATTTGTATGATGCCGAAAACGAATTATTTTACGCACCACAACCGTATCCATCGTGGACTCTTGATGCAAACTACAAATGGCAACCGCCAACACCTTTACCTGCCGATGCTTCGCCAGATAATCCGTATGAGTGGAACGAAGAAGAACTAGCGTGGGTCGCAATTTAACTAGGTGGCTTATACCGCTACCAGCAATCTTGTTCGCAGTTTTTCCACAAACAGCAAACGCTGAACCTGTTTACGGTTTGAACGCTGTCGGTTACACGATCAGCGAGATACCGCCAACAAGATCAGATGACACCTATCCGATCTGCTATAGCGAATTAGAGAACAACATCAATAGGAACTTTGACGGTGAACCGTTCGGTGATTGCCCTACAGATATGTTTATGGTTCATTACACGGGCTTTATTGCTGTGCCTGAGAATCAGACGATTAAGTTTATGGTTGCTGCCGATGATGGTGGCACGGTGAAGATCGGTGGAACAGAGTTCGGCACTTGGAATGATAAAAGTTGTTCTTGGTCTGCTGAAACTTCTGAACAGTTTGTTGCTGGGTCTTATGCGCTTGACGGCTGGTTTTATGAGAATGGCGGTGGCACTTGTTTTATGTTGGCTTGGAACATTAATGAGACTGGCTGGGCGATTGTGCCTGATTCGGCGTTCACTACGAACGGCGTATCCACCACCACAACTTCAACAAGCACCACTTCCACGACAACCACTTCCACGACAACTTTGCCCGAAACAACAACCAGCGCATCTACGACAACCCTTCCCACATCAACGACCACAACCAGCGAGCCAGTTCAGATAAGCACAACCACATCAGTTGCAGATACCACGACAACCCTTGCCACCACAACGACCACAACGACTCAATTACCTTCAACACCGACACAAACAACCTCTACAACCGATCAGCCCGTTGCTGTTCCCAATACTTCCGCACCTGTTTCCGAGCCTCTACCTGAGCAACAAGACGAGACCACGACAACAGAAACCACACCAGAAACCACAGACCCCACGACCAGCCTGCCAGATACCACACAAGAGCCGATAGAAGTAGAAACATCGGTTCAGACTACCTTGCTTGAGCCTATTGATACGACTACATCTAGCGAGCCTCTATTAGACGCTCCTAATTCAACCGTATTAGACGATTCGGCAACGACCCTACCCTTACCTCAGATTGACGATTTAGAAGGCTCTAATGCGATCCTAGAGCGTGTTATTGAGATAGAAACTACTGAAACGGGCGAAATTAGCGAAGAAGTGTTTGAGCAGATACTTGACGAGATCGCTGAAGCCGAACCTGAAAAAGTGGTGGCAATAGTTGAGGCGATTTTGACAACGAATATCACGCAGTCGCAGGCGGTTGAACTCGTAGTGTCGCCTGTAGTGCTTGAAGCGATAACAGAAGAACAGGCAGAGCAGATCTTTGAATCTGTTGTGGTTGAGGAATTGTCGGCTGAGCAGGCTGAGCAGATGAGCGAAGTGTTGAGTGAAGCACCAAGCAAGGTGAAGAAAACTTTTGAGAAAGTTATAGATATTTTCGGTTCGCAGTTTGAACAGTATGTGCCGAATGGTTCTAATATCCCTGTTTCGCAGCGCAGAAGCCTTGTTGCCATTGGCGGTCTTTTGACTATGCTTCCAATGCCGACTACAAGGATTAGCAGATGAAAAAGATTAAAGATTATTTTGTAGATAACACTTGGACTTGGGTTGGCACAGGGCTTGTTTTGATTACGCTGTCTGGCACAACATTTCGTCAGGCGTTACTGCTTACAGGTATCGGCATTGTTATACACTCGGTTCTCTCACTTGGTTCAAAGGAATGATCTATGAAAAAGGCACAAGACATCGCACAAAGATTGATTGCATTGTTTATGGCGAACGCACTAGCGATAGTTACAGGTTCGGCAATCGTTGGCGGTATTCCTGTTTGGAAAGCGGCAGCACTTGCAGGCTTCACGGCTGTCGCTCAAGTTGCGGAACGGCTTGCAAAAGCATCTGTTGATGGCAATTTGACAACTCAAGAAATCTCTGACGCTTTCGGCGGTAATGGCAAACCTGTTGCTAAGAAACGAATCAAAAAATGAAACGCCCATACACGGGCAACAAAGACGGACTCGCACAAGGCGAGCGCAAAGGTCTAACAGTTTTTATTAAACAGTTGTGCGCTTTATATCCTGCGATTTGGAATAACGGCAGTTATGTGAATCGCCCGATGCGAGGCAAAAAAGATTTAAGTGTTCACGCAACAGGTCGTGCAGTTGATTTGTCTTACCGTTTTATGGCAAAAGAGAAGCGTGGCATACCTGAAGGCGGAAGAAAGCAAGCGATGGAAGCGATGGATTTTCTTGTGAAGAACGCTGACGCTTTCGGACTTGAAGCCATCTTGGATTACTTCCCGATGCCACACGGCAGAGGTTGGCGATGCGATCGCAGTTCGTGGACTATCTACAACACAAAGACCATTACTGGTGCGCCTATGGGTGATTGGTTTCACGCCGAGATTTCGCCAGCGATGGCTGATAACCCTGATGCGATGCGTGAAGCGTTCGCTCAAGCATTAAAGCCTGTCGCATAATGTCTGACGCTTTCGCTACCATTGTTGTTGCGCTGATCAGCACGATTGGCGTAATTATTGTCGGGTTAATGCAGTTGTTTAAGAAGGAAGCGAGAGAAGCAGCGATTGAAAACCGTCAAGATCACGCCATTGTTCAACAACAGTTGCGAATGATATTCAAGACGGTGAACAGGGTAGATGACAAGTTAGAGAAACATTTAGACCAACACGCAGAAGGAACAACTAATGGGAAAACTGCTAAAAGAAATTAAACAAACACCAATTCGCACAGGCAAACCGCCACGCAAAATTGATTTAATTCTAGAAAAGTTAAACAAACAAGACGCAGCAGACCTACTTGACGCAATAAGCGATCACAGTATTTCGCCGTCAGTTATCGCACGAGTGTTACGCAATAAAGGTTTTGATGTAACACGAACAGCCGTGCAACGCTACAGAGGCTTGTATGAGTCTTAAAGACGAGATAGGTAACGAGGCTGCTGCCGAAACTGATTTGATTCGTTTACGCAGGCAGCGAGATAGTTTCGCTAATCAGAACGCACGACTGACTGAGCAACTTGAGCAGGTTGAGAAATGTTTGGCGATTGTTGAACACGCTGAAGGTGTGAGCATTTCGCCTCCGTCTTGGCTTGCGCCAGCGAAACCGAAAAGATCGGCAGCAACATTGGTTGTGATGTTGAGCGATACACACTTTGACGAAGTAGTGAATTTGCACGAGATGGAAGGTTTGAATTGTTATAACCGTGAGATCGCTGTTATGCGTTTAGAGAAGTGGGCGCAGAATGTTGTGAAACTTTCTAGACATTATTTGTCGGGTGTTTCTTATGACGGTGTTGTAGTGATTCTTGGTGGCGACATTTTCACTGGTGACATTCACGAGGAACTTGCTTTGACTAATGAGGACACAATGATTGGTTCGTTGCTGTTTTGGTCTGAGCAGGTTGCTGCTGCGATACAACTATTGACTGACGAGTTCAAGAAATGTTATGTGGTTAGCGTGGTCGGTAATCACGGGCGAATGACTCGCAAACCCCGTATGAAGCAACGGGTGAAAACCAATTTTGATTATCTGTTAGCGAAAATGGTTGAACGACACTTCAGGCTTGATAAGAGAGTGTCGTTTGATATCCCTGAATCTGCTGATGCGTTAATAAAGATTTACGATCACGGGCATTTGATTACTCACGGCGATCAAGTATCTGGTGGCGGTGGCATCGGCGGTATCTATCCTCCGATTATGCGTATGCGAGCAAGAAAGCAGGCACGATATTTGGCTACAGGTAAATCGTTTCAAACTTTGTGGCTTGGTCATTGGCATCAATATATTTCTACGCCGTCAATGATTGTGAACGGCAGCCTGAAAGGTTTTGACGAGTATGCGATGTTGATGGGTTTCGGTCACGAACAACCACAACAAGCATTAGCGATTGTTACGCCTGAAAGAAACATAACGATCCAAGCACCTGTGTTTTGTTTAGATCGCAAGAAGGAAGGCTGGTGAGGTATGGGAACTGTTGTGCTGGTTGTTTGGCACGATGCCCATTCGGTTGCCGATACTTGGATTGATGTTGCTGATATTGATGTTGAGCCTGCTGTGGTTGAGAGTGTCGGTTTCTTGTTGCCTGATGCGAAACCGAAACATATTGTGTTGGCTCAGAGTTTGACGGGTGATGAGTGCGACCATATTTTGGCTGTGCCTGTAGAAATGATCAGGTCTATGAAGGTTTTGTGTGCCGATGCAAATAGTGGGCGTAATCAAGTAATCTGAAAAGTTGTGCGAGGCGTTCTCCTTCTCCGCCTGCGCATACGAGTTGAGTTGCCTCAGCAGAAATGTTGGGGCAACTCCTCGTTTTTTTTAGAAAAGTTTTGTGAGTGAAAAATGCGTGAAAATTTTTTTAAGATTTTTTTTGAGCCTTATTTGACTTAGGCAGTTTTGTTGTTTTTGATGTTTTTGGATTTTACAATTTTTTGTATCTGCTAGAATGTATATATCGGATCAATAATCCGATTAGTCAAGAGGAGGACTAATGAGAGTAAATCAGAAATGGATTTGCACAAGTTGTGCAAACCAGATCATTACACATATCAAGTTAAGTGGTAAGCCGACTTGTGCGAATAAGCATCGTCAAGTGAAGATGGTTACACCAACAAAGAAATAAACTAGACAACAATCAAAGTTCAAGAGGAGGACTATGAGTAAACAGGCGAGATGGAAATGCCCGATCTGCAATGACGGGCTATTGGCACCGATAAAGCCACGAAGGAATGATGTGCGGCGATACTGTCTGCCTTGCTCGGCGAAGTCAGGCAGGCTAGTAGATCGGTTAGCGCCTTCGTTAGAGAAGCAGAGAGAGAAGCGCACGGCTGTAGTTCGGCAGAAGCGAAAAGCAAAGCGTGTTCGTATCGCAAAGAAGTTGAAGCCGAAGAAACAACAGCAGCGTGTTGATGAGATACGAGCGAAGATGATTCGGAAAGAGGCGGAACGCATTTGGGCTTTGATGCAGCCGTATCACAAAGGCAAGCGACTTCCGCAGATCGTGATTGCGAGAGGACAGAATCGTGGCAGACAGTATGGACACGCCGAGTCTTGGGCGAATCGCATACAGGTGAATGTTGATCGGACTCAAAGCGTGTCTCGTAGTCAGCGAGTGTGGGAAGTGTTAGCGCACGAACTTTGTCACTGTGCAGTTCCTCCGATAATTAGGAACGGTGCGAGAGATGTTCACTCACGAGAGTTCTATCACTGCCTGCGAGATATCTGGCAGAGGCGTTGGGGTTGCGAGATCTCTTTTGCGAAGGTCAGCACTTGGGGTTATTCGGTTGATTACATTATTCAGGGGCAGGCTGAGGACAGGATTGATTGGTTGCTTCCGAATGCGGCGATAGACGAGAAGCCTTAAAAGGCTTACAAGATAAGGCTTAAATAGATTGGCGTTGTTCGTAGAGGCGAGACTATAATGGAGGTATCGGGTAAACGCCCGATAGTTCAAGAGGAGGACTAGATGGAAAACAAAATCGTCAGATGCAACAAATGTGGTGATGAATGTTATTGGGATACAAACCGAAATGGCAAACGATATCTAGCCGTTAATGTTTCACAAGAATATGAGTTTGGTAGAGGTGGCTGGAAGATGCCACATTATTGCAAAGCAACACCCGAAGAGGCAGCAGCATATCAAGCACAACTTCAAAGTGTTAAAGATGAACAAGCAAAGCGTAATGCCCAAGATATAGCAGATGGCAAAATTGTTGTTGGTCAAACAGTCAAGGTTTATCGTGGGCGAAAAGTTCCAATCGGAACAATCGGCATCGTGTTCTGGGTTGCTGAAGAGGCTGATCGTTTTGACACTTGGAAGATTGGCATTAAAGACGAGACTGGTGTTAAACACTTTCTCGCAATCAACAATGTTGATTTTTATTTTGATGGTGCTGATGAGTTAAATGAGATTCGTGTTGCTAATGAAAAAGCACAGAAGAAGGCTTACAAAGAATCAAAGAAAGTATTACAAGATTGCGATGGGGAAATCTGATGAAACATCAACAAATAAAGATCGGTGATTACTTTCTCATTACTACGAAAGATGAGAAAGAATATGAGGGAACGATTATCGGCTTAACTGAAACGATGATGACGATTGAAAGATGGAACGAAGTTAAAGATCGGTTAGATGAAACCGATATTTTAATTAGTGATATCGCAATGCTTGAAGGCTTTAACGATTCACAAACAACTGTGTAACACCCTTAAGTAATAATCAGATCAACATAAACCAATAACGAAAGAAGGACAGAGATGGAGAGAATACCGAAACCGAAACACGGAAGCAAAGAATGGCTACTGACTAGATGGCGAGATAGTCAAGGTAAGTGCGTATTCGGGGCTTCCGATATCCCTGCGCTGATGAACGCTTCGCCTTATAAGACGAGAGCAGAGTTGTTCGCAGACAAACTTAACGAGCCTCAAGAGCAGGCAGAGTCAGCGATCTTTAGGCGTGGCAATCTTCTAGAGAAGCCGTTGCTAGAAGCAGCGTCAGAAGAATTAGGTATGTCGTTTTTTACGCCTGAATGGATTTACCGCAGCAACAGATTGTCTGTTTCTCTTGACGGTGTAGATCATTGGGAATCGCCAAGCGTCATAGTGGAAGCAAAGACGACTACACGCTATTCAATTTACGATCAGAACGATTTGCCTACGGAATGGTGTTGGCAGGGTTGGGCGCAGCAGGCGGTGCTTGATTGTCCTGTTTGGTTCTCGGTGCTTGATCGTGATTTGAAAATCAGTGTGGTTGAGTTACCTAGAAACGAGGTAGCGATTGACGCTCTGCGATTAGAAGCAGAAGTATTCGGTGATTGGGTTGATAACAATACGCCACCGTTTGACGAGATCAATAACTTTAGTGCAGATGATATTGCTCGGATATTCCGAGCGACACCAACTATGGTTGAACTAGATGCGGTAGCAGCGCAACTAGTGATAGATCTTGAGAAAGCACGAGCGACTTCTAAAGAGGCAAGCGATGCTGAAGCGAGGCTAAAAGACGCTCTTGCTCAGATGATGTTGAATAACGAGATCGGTATGTTTAATGGGCAGAAGATTGTTTCGTGGACTCAGCAGGCAGGCAAGAAGGCGTTAGATATAGCGAGGCTTCGTGCCGATCACCCAGAGTTAGTTAAGCAATATGAAAAGCAAGGTAATCCATATCGTGTGATGAGAACACACAGAGAGAAGGCAAAGAAATGAGTAATGAAACAGAAGCAGTAATGTTAAAAGCGGTGCTGGAACAATATGCCACTCCAGATCCGAAGATCGTAGGAACGATTCCACGCAACGGAATTAATCTTGCGTATGTCAGCCACGCAGAGATTACTCGCATATTGATTGAAATTGACCCGATGTGGAATTGGCAGCCTGTCGCTTGGGTTGATGGCAGACCAGCAATACACGAAGCGAACGGCGTGGCAA